CGAGGGCGGCGGCGGACGAGGTGAGCTGCAGGCCGGGTCAGGCCACTGCGATTCCGCGGTAGTCGGCGGCCACCTCACGCCACGGCCGCCCCGGAGGAATCGGCGTGCCGTCGAAGCGCGTCCACCTGTAGTCGTCGATGGTTTCGGACGACAACGTTGAGTCGGGGTGTTCGTAGAGGCCGCCGGCGATCTCCAGCACGGCCAGCTTCACCTCATCCGGCACCGCCGTGTACCCGTACGTCAGGTCCACCTCGACCAGATCGGGTGGGAACGCCGACCAGGTGCCGAAGCCCGCGGTCCGCCACAGCGCGTTGTGCCGCAGCGTCCACCCGGTGATCACCACACCGTTCAGCCGCACCGCCGACACCGCGGTCACCGGCCGGTACAGGATCTTGATGTCCGTGCCGGGGCCACCCTGCGTCGACCAGGTGACCGTGGTCGCGCCGAAGGCGGTATCGGCCGCGGCGGCGAAATCGCCCGATGCCAGCGTCAGTGCCTGCGTCGCGCTGAACGTGTCGAGGTCCTTCTGTAGGTAGCCGGCGAGCTCAGTCGGTGTCGCGTACATCGCCATGACTCGCCGGCCCTCCTATTCGGTTGTTACTTCTGCCGGAGCAGCGTGGCGGTGCCGTCCACAACGGTCGCCCCCACCGCCGGTGGGGTCGGATCCGTCGCCCCCGTCGTGCCGGCGATCGTGACGATGTACTTCTTCCCGTCCGTGACCTGGATCTCCTGGTTCAGCGTGACCGCGCTCGAAATCGGACGGATCACCCGCCGCAACGCCCGGCCGAGGGAGTCGACCGTTGCCGTGGTCGCCCGGCCGAGGGAGTCGAGCGAGTTGACCGTCGGGGCCTGCAGGTCCCGGCCGAGGAAGTCCTCGCGGAAGCTAGTCGTCGCCACGGCCTATCGCTGCTTCCGCTGCGATGCGGCCTTCGCCGACTCGATCTCCTGCCGCAGCCGGTCCGCGCCCCACCGCTTGTCCACGGTGACACCGGCCGCCTCGGCCTCGGCCTGCAGCGCTCCGATCTCCTCGGCCTGCTTCGCCTCGGCCTCGCGCTGCTGCTCGGTCGTTCCTGTGAACGGCCGCTTGGTAGTTCCCGACTCCTGCGACTTCTGCTGCCCGTCGCCGCTGTCCGGCTGAAGCTGCGCCGCCTGCGCCGCGGCCTGCTCGGCCACCCGCTCGGCGTCCCGGGCGGCCTGTTCCTGCCCGGCCTGCGCCTCGGCCTTCAGCGCGTCGATCTGCGCTCGCGCCTCGTCGGTCTTCGGCTTGATCTCGTCCAGCTTCGACACGTCGATCGAGCCGGTGACCGTGCCGTCTTCGGATTCGAACATGATCTGCTCCCTTTATCCCTCTGCCCGGATCAGGTCAGGTTGACGATGCGCTGGATGCCCGTGGTCTCGATGAGCATCGGAGTGAAGTAGCCGGCGTAGGCGACCTGCACACCCAGCACCGACGGCTCCGTCACCTGCAGGGCGCCGACCCGCTGCTCGTACACCTCGACCGCGGCCGAAGAGATCACTGCCCCGAAGTGGTTCGTCACCACCGGGTAACCGGGCGAGCAGATCACCGGGATGCCGGAGATGCTGCCCACCATCCCGGTACCGAAGTCGCCGGCGCTGAAGCCGGCCGACTGCGCGTTCTGCGGGTTCACCGGGGCGAACAGGGCACCCCACGACCCGAGCCGGGCCGGCGGCACGACGAGTGCGATCCGCCCGGCACCCTTCGTGGCGGTGTAGACGTTCGCGGCCGCGGCCCACAGGCCGGCCGCCAGCTCGGACGCGCTCGGCGCGACGCCGACCGCCACCGGCGCGAGTTCGACGTTGTTCGCCTGCGCCCCGACCAGGGCACCGAGGGCCGCCTCGGTCTGGATGGCGTACTGCGCCGCCAGATCGTTGATTACGACATCCAGCATCGACGGCTGCGCGAAGTCGATGTCCTGACGGGACACGTTGACGTAGCCGCCGTAGGTGACGGCGTTTCCGGTCAGCCGGGTGATCGTCATCTTCTGCGACACGAGCTCGGATTTTTCATCCGCGGGCGCGCCGGCGGAACCCTGCGCCGCGACGAGCGTCCGCTGGGTGACCTTCGGCCGATACCAGGTGGCTGACGGCAGGTCCCGCGGGCCGAGGAACGCCACCAGCGGCCGGGAGGCGTCGATGAAGTTGACGACGTCGCCGATGATCGGGTCCGGGACGACACCCAGGTTGTCCGACGTCTTCTGGTGCGCGGCGGCTCGGGTGTACACCTCGAGGCGTTCCATCGCTTCCCGGGAGCCCATGCTGCCGGCGATGTAGTCCACCAGGTAGGCGCCGGTGGAGCGGTACTCGACCGGGCCGTTGTCGACCTGGTTGCGCAGCCGGTCGAACTCGCGGTGCACGTCCGCGGCACGCTGCCGGGCGGCGGTGGTCCGCGACCGGTTCTCGTACAGCGACTTCAGCTGGTCGTCGAGGTTCTCCAGCCGCTTGCGGGCGTTGGAGGTGAGTTCCTTCTCGTTGTCGGACAGGTCGCGGTCGCCGTCCTGGGCGTTCGCGATGACGCCCTCGATGAACGAGGAACGTTCCTCGATCTCGCGCTCGAGGCGCTCGATCATGGCGTCGCTGTGGGTGCTGCCGGGCATGATGCTTCTCCTTGAAGAGGGTTGGTTGTTGCGTTCGGCCCTCTCGGCCAGGGAGCACCCGCTGCAGCCAGCCTCATTCGACGAGGCGACCCACTCTGGGGGTGGCTGGTAGTGCTTTACGACTCGGTAGTGCTTCAGCCCTTACGGGCGCGTTGCCAGGCAAGCAACTCGTCCAGCGACGGCGTGATCAGCGGCTGCAGCGCCGCCGCGGAGGTCGCCGGCGTGCCGCTACGGACCGCCAGCACACCCGCACCCTCATACGCGGGGTCGGGAACGAACGCGATGTGATCCAGGAACGCCCGCTTGATCGTGCGCGTCCGGGCCGCCCGGTCGAACTCCTGGTCGCTGCCCCGGGCGGCGAACCCCACTGACGCGCCGAGGCAGTCCTCGTCCGCGAGCGCGAGGGTCTCATCGCCCAGCGGGGTCTGGGCGATCCGGATGGCGGCGACCAGCCCCTCGGTCCGGGACGGCCAGAAGTTGATCGCCTTGCCGACGGTCCGCGCCCGCTCGTGGTCACGGTTCGCGCGGACCCGGTTCGGGCGCTTCTCGATCCCGTCGAACGAGCCCCGACGAAAACTCTCGTTCCACATCTGGCCGCGGTACTCCACCGGCGCCGACTCGCCGTACGGGACCGCGACCAGCTCGATGATCCGCTGAGCGAAGTTCACGCCCGCGACGCTCGACTGGCGGAACTCCACCGGCGCCGCCGGCAGCGCCTCGGACGCCGGCGACTCCTGGAAATCCTGACCTGTCACGACCTGCCACCTCCGGTCAATGCCTCAGCAGCCACGAGGTCCCCGCCGTCGTCGAGAGTGTCGCCGGGCGTGTCCTCGCTGACCAGACGCTCCATCGTGCGGATCTCCTCCGTGGACAACGCGCCCAGCGCGTGTAGCTTCGTGTACGCCTCCGCGCGCTCCGCGAGCGGCGGCCGCGAGTACTCGTCCCGGTTCAGTTCCACCGACTGGCCGCGGGGCAGCGCCCAGCCGGACAGCGCCGACATCACGCGCACCGCCGCGGTCTTCAGATACCGGCGGTCGTGGAAGTCGAACACCTGGGACACGTTCGAATAGGTCATCGACTCGCCCGTCGGCAGGCCCAGCAGGAACGGCGGCACACCCAGCAGCACCGAGATACGCGCCTCGTTGTACTGCGCCAGATCCGTCAGCCCCATCTCCTGCGGCGACAGCTGCAGCGGTTTGGCCTGCAAGCCGGCCGACAGTACGGCCGGTTTGAACGGCTCCCCGATGTTGCCCATGCGGGACTCCCACCACCGGTCGAGCAGGTCTTTCGCCTGCGCCTGAGTCAGTGGCTGATCAGTGTTCAGGGTGTACTTCGGGACCGCGCCGGAAGCGGCGAAGTCGGACGCGTACCGGGCCAGCACGGACGCCGCCACCAGCCGGGTACGCCCGGATTCCAGCGGGCCCATACCACGCGGCGTGTCGACCGTCGACTTGTACCGGATATGCAGGATGTCGCCGGTGACGTCCAGGCTGCCGATCTTGTACTCGCGGCCCGCTCTGCCCATCTCCACGTTCACCAGCGGCGGGGGAATCACCCGGAAGTTGTACGGTTTGTCGTCCGAAGTCCTGGACATGGGCAGAACGAACGCCTCGCCGAGCTGGAAGTCCCAGAACAGCTGTTTGGCGAACTCCGACCAGTCGGTGTAGATGTCCGGGTCCGGGTTGCCCATCCACGCGGTGGGCGGCAGCACCCGGCCGCCTCGCACCCGGTAGACGGGCATCGCCGACAGCACCGACGAGTTCAGGTCCAGCGCGGCCCACGCGACGTCGACCAGATCGTCGAGCTTCTGCCCGAGCCCGGCCTGACCCCACTGGGGTGAGGCCCAGGTCGCCGGCCAGCCGTCCCACGGTGACGGCACGATCGCCGCCATGCGGTTCTGTACCGGCCCCGTGGCCGGATCGAGCGCGACCCCGTCCGGGTCGCCCGGCCGGTAGCCGGGTCCGACCGAGTCCGGGTCGCCGACGGTGGCGTTGGGGACGGCACCGGCGCCGGTCAGCCAGTTCCAGAGATTCATAGCCACCCCCTAGAAGAAGATCATCGGCGGCGGGACCGCCGGGACCGCGGCGCGGTCCAGCGCCATGACCGCAGCGACGGCGAGGTCGATGCGCCGGGTGGAGTACTTGTGTTCCTTGTAGATCCGGGTGCCGCGGGAGTCGGCCTTGAGCACGGCGTTGCTGACGTGCCGCGCCATCCGCTTGTCGCCAGACTGCGTGATCGACTTGTTCATTACCGCCTCGTAGAAGCGGGTCGTCGCGGGGGTCATCCGGGCCGGCGACTGCGGGAACTCGACGATCGGCAGACCCTCGCCCTCGAGGACCTGGTAGGTGCGCGCCCAACGGAACGGGTCGCAGGCGATCTCGACGACCTGCCACCGGCGACAGGCGTCCCGGATGATCTGCTCCACGTCGAGGATCGGAACCTGCCAGTCCGTCTCGTCAGCGGGCCGCTCCCACGCCTCCACGACCTGGATGTGCGGGGCATCCTCCACGGACGCGGCGACCAGGGCCGTGCAGTCGCCGTTGAACGAGCCGTCGAAGCCGAGCACGACCTGTGCACCGTCGGGAATGTCGCGCAGGTCCTCGATGGCGTCCCACGCGCCCTGCGGGAGCCAGGTCTCCGACGACGTCACCCACTGGTTGCAGCGCTTCGTGCGGAATTCGTTCTCCGGCGTGCGCAGCACCGACGACGCGAAGTCCTCCGGGTCGATGAAGTCGCCGTACCCGGGGTTCGCTTCGCGCCAGGTGTCCGGGTCCCGGTGGTCCGCGGTCGGGTCTCGCGGCTCCCACCAGGCCATGAAGAACCCGGGGTCGTCCACCTCGCCGGATGCGACCCGTTTGCCGTGCTCGTACAGGCCGTAGCAGAGCGAATCCTGCCCGGAGGCGTCGTAGCGCACGCCGGCGGTGGTGATGCCCACCATCAGCGGGTCGACGCGAGCGCCGGACGCCAGGGCCATGACGTCCCACAGCTCGCGGTCGGGCTGCACGTGGACCTCGTCGAACATGACGAGCGTCGGGTTCAGCCCCTCCTTGGTGTACGCCTCGGCGGAGAGCACCTTGTAGACCGAGCCGGTCTTGGTGAACTCGATGGCGTCCCGGTACAGCTTCAGCCGTTCGGACAGCTGCGGATCCATCTCGACCATCCGGCGGGCGGTGCCGAACACGATCCGGGCCTGCTCGCGGTCGCCGGCGCAGGAGTAGACCTCGCCGCCGAGCGGCCCGAGCACCAGGCCGGCAAGGCCGAGCCCGGCGCCGGTGGTCGACTTGACGTTCTTGCGGGCCAGCCCGATGAGCGCCTGGCGGTGCCGGTAGTGGTCATCCGGCCGGCGGGCGAGAAGATGCCCTATCAGTTGCCGGGTCCACGGCCGGACCGCGATCAGCGAACCCGCGGGGGCCGCGAACGAGTCCTTCGTGACCCGGCAGCACGCCTCGATGAACCCGCAGTAGTCCTCGCCGTCACCACGCTCGACGTCGGCGGCCGCGACCGGGGTCAGCCAGCGCGGCGGCCACGGCTCAACCGCGGCCGGTGCGCCGTTCGATGAGTTCGTCGAGGGCGGAGACACGCCTCACCTCCGCGACACCGAGCCGGGAGCGGGCGGTCGGGTTGAAGCCGAGCTGCGACAGCGCGTCGTCGAGGCGCTTGCCGAGTGCCACCAGCGCGGTGGCGTCCTTCGGGTCCGTGGTGGCCCGGTACCGGCGGCGCGCGGCGGCCACATCATCTGCGGCACGGCACGCCTCCTCGGCGGCCTGCGAGTCGGTCTTCGGGGAGATCCAGGTGATGCCGTCCTGCCAGAGTCGCCGCCACAGGTCCTTGCCGGCCAGTTCTAGGTCGGCGGGGAAGTCGGGCATGCCCTCGGCCTGCGGCAGGTGCACCACCTCGGCGAGCTTGGGAAGCGGGCGGCCACCGGAGTCCGTGGTCGCGGTCCGGCCGTGCTTGCGTTTCTGCTCGATCGGCATCGGGGGCCGGCCCATAGTGGCCATGGTTACCCCCAGTGACATTACGGCGGGTTACGGATCTTGGATCGCTCACAATGCGTGAGTAGTTGACGGTGCAAGTTCTGAGATTCTGTGCGTGCGGTTGGCCCCGGGGTCCCGGACGCCTGTTGATCAAAAA